GAAATCAAAAATCGAATACAAAAATTAAAGAGGTTTAGAACAACAGCTGACTATCATCTTCACCTAACGATTTCAAATAAATTAATAAACTATATTTTACATGAATCTAGTCAGATATCTGAAGAAATATCAAGACTTTAGTTGTTAAAGATACTTTTATACCGACCCATTATGAGGTCGGTTTTTTATTGACTAAAGGAAAGTTATGTACAAGTTAAAGCTAAATCCTCAGACCAGCGGCTATGGCGTAACACCGGGTGATGATGTGAAACGTCAGCAGATGGATGGCGGTCGTGGTCGCTATTACATCGATGTAAAACGTAATAGCCACATTGTTGATGTGAACTGGAATTTAAGTAAAACCGATTTCAATAAAATGATGGCGTTCTGGCGGGTCTACCAGAATAAACCAGCCTCATTTTATGCGGATCTGGTGATTGATCAGGGGGAACGTCAGCAATATCTATGCAATTTCATTCCAAACTCGTTCAAGACCAATGAAGTGAATGGCAACCTTTACCGGGTAAATGCACAGCTCGAAGTTGTTCAAAACCAGCCTAACCTGAATGCCGATATAGCATTAATTAAAGATTGGGAGGTCTAATGGATAACGAATATGCCAAGTTCTTTTTCAATCGGAAAGTTGATGTCTGTCAACTGGAGTGTATTGAGCTTTCTCATCCTTCTTTTATGAATACATACCGAATAGTCCGTAATGATGACCGAGGTGTTTATGTTCAACATAAGGAGGGATCCGGTCAGGTCTATTATGAATTTTTGCCAGCATCTATTCAAAGATCCGGAATGCTGGGTGATCTGGACCAGACATTAACAGTCTCTATATCTGGTTTAGGTGATGTAATGCCGGATGAGTTTGAACGGGTAATCGAAGGGCAATATCCAGATGTAAAGCCGACCGTAAATTACCGGATTTACAGTTCAGACAATCTGAACTCTCCAATGTTTTATTTACTTGGACTGCAACTCTCAAGTGTCGCCATGAACCATAAAGCTGTGACATTCAAGGCTGAATCACCACGATTAAATACCACTAAAACTGGGGACATTTTTGCACTGGATCGCTTTAGTGGTTTGAAGGGGGCTATATGAAAAGTCACGATCATTTGCTCGATAGGCAATATGACGATGAACACTACAATTGTGTTCACTTTGTTCATGAAGCTGCAATGGACCTATATGGTATAGATCGGGCGGAAGCGCTTGAACTCTTTATGCAGCCTAAGGGCAAAATTACTTTTTTATCTTCACGGTTAAAACTTTTAAATCCGCTACCCATGCCCAAGGAAGGCTGCATAGTCGCCTTCCATCCGAGACAAAGAAATAAGCCCCCGCATGTGGGGCTTTTTCGTGGGCAAAAGATTCTTCACCTCATGGAAAGCGGAGTCACTTATTTGCCTGAAGAGGTTGTGATGGAAATGGGGTTTAATCGGGTCAGTTATTATGATTAAAGTTATTTATAAAAAAGATGCTTTGTCTGAAGAAAAGACAATTGAACAGGCTCAAACCATTGGGCAATGGCTCACTTCAAAATATGAACATATGCCTGAGCATGTCCGTATCTTTCATACCACAAGCAATATGGATCATGCGGAAATTTCATTTGCGAACGAAGTCACACCGAAGAATGCTTATGAGTTAAAGCAGCTTGATTTCTTACCGGGTACTTTTATCGTAGTTGAGAACCCAAAATGGGTCGCGGCTATTGTTTCGATTGTGATTAGTATTGCGATCGCATTTTTAATGCCGACTCCATCAATTGCACAGACTAACCAGAATAACAACCAGTCTTCTTCGGCAAACAACGAACTTTCAAACCGTGAAAACAAGATTCGTGTGAATGGCCGTATTACAGATAATTATGGTGCTGGTTGGAATACACCAGATTTGATAGCTGTGCCTTACAAGGTTTATGAGAACAATGTTGAAGTAGAGCATGTTGTTGGTTGTATTGGGCGTGGCCACTATAAAATTAATGGTGCTTATGACGGTGAAACCAACATTGTCGATATTGCCGGCGCATCGGTAGAAGTCTTTCGACCAGGTGTAGATATTGTTTCAGGTGAGCCATATTTCTCGCTTGGTACCGAAATTACTACACCGCCACTAACAGTTCAGCATCAAAACTCGGTGAATGGCCAGATCTTGCGTCCGGCAGATACTCAAAGCTTGGAAGGTACCAACTATCTTCTTTTTGCCTATCCAAATGAGATCCTGCGTGCATCTGCAAACAATACTGATTTAACCACTAAGTTTGTTAGTAATGACAGGGTAGAAATCACAAATGCTTCGTTTACTTTTAACGGCCAGACTTATGATTTAAACGGTACATATAGCGTTCTATCGGTAGCTGATGACCGTATGGCATTGTCTAACCCGGCTGCGGTAAACCCCAACTGGCTAAAGCTAAAGGAATTATCAAATCAGCAAACTGGTGCTTTATCTCCAAAGCTTTCATCTATTGGCGAGAAGTGGATTGGTCCATTCATTCTCGACAATATTGAACGTAGCCGAGTGCTATGTAACTTTGTTGCTAGTAATGGACTTTACACAGTTTCTTCAGGTGGAAATCAGGGAGCTGTAAACGTCACGATTGAAGTTGAAGTAACGCCGGTTAATGAATCTGGTGCAGCCATTGGCAATCCAATGCTGAAGCAGATTATTCTAAAGGGTTCAGCAAAGTCACGTCAGACAGTTGGTACAACGCTGGACATGGTGACATTTCAAGGTCGCTGTAGTGTCCGTGCACGTCGTTTAACACCAACACCGGCAGTTACAACGGTAGTAGATGAAGTAAAGTGGCAGGCGCTTTACGGTGCTTATCCTTTGCAAAGCACAATGTATGAACATGAAACAGTTTTTCGTGCACGTACTTATGCAACCACTGGAGCTTTATCTGTTAAGTCACGCAAGATTAATTTTGATCTGCAGCGGATGTTGCCGACCTATAAAAATGGGGCTATGACGACAGAGCTATTTCCAACATCAAGCTTTGCTGATGCATTGGTTTCAATGGCACTGGATGACAAGATAGGCCGCCGTACGATCGACGAAATAGATCTGGAAAATATCTATCGGACTTATAACGATGTAGTTGATTATTTTGGTACACCGCTAGCGGCTGAGTTCTGCACCACTATTGATGATACAAACCTGTCTTTTGAAGAACTGGTTACCAATCTTTGTGATGCAGTGTTTTGTACTGCATATCGTCAAAATAATAAGCTTAAGCTTTATTTTGAACGGCCAACCGATAACTCTGTAATGCTGTTTAACTTCAGGAATATCATTCCGGATAGTTACAAGCATGACCTTACCTTTGGCGTGATGGATGACTACGATGGACTGATCTATGAATACACGGATCCGACCGACGATAGTCGTATCAATATCTATTTGCCAGACAAAGGAGCAAAGAACCCGAAAGAAGTGAAATCCGTTGGGGTGCGAAACAAGTGGCAAGCTCATTTTAATGCGTACCGGATCTGGAACAAGCTTCGGTTTCAACGTAAATCCATCACCTTTGATGCGGCGCCTGAGTCTGAATTGCTTGTGCTACGTGACCGTATTGCCGTAGCAGATTATCGCAATGGTATTCATCAAAGTGGAGAGGTGGTGCAGCAAGAAGGTTTAATTCTCACCCTAAGCCATGATGTAGATTTCATTGCAGGCAAGAGTTATGTGATCTATCTGCAAATGGGGGATGGTACCGTGGACCTGATTCCTGTTACACCGGGTCCAGTCAAGAACAAAGTAGTTTTAGGGCGTTTACCGAACGGGGCCTTAAAGCTTAGTCCTGATGATTTTGTGAATACTATCTATACGGTGGTTAATGACGATACCAAAGGCTCATTGCCTTATCTGGTAGCGAAAAGAGAACCGGCTGACCAGTTCTCAAATACCATTACGGCAATTAACTATGATGAACGTTATTATCTCAATGACAAGGACTTTATTGATGTGCCAGTAGATGATTCACCAATCTACATTCGATATGACCAGCTTGATATTAATCTTGCACGTTTGTATCAGATGCAAAGAGGTGATTTACCAACGACTGGCGAAATCAGTTTTGTAGTTGAAGCAGGTGCATTGGTTTCAAGTTCAAGTTCTTATCGACCGGAAACCAGATTTGTCTATAAATTCGACTATAAGTCTAGTCCTGCAAAACGAGAGTATATCGTTCCAGCTGCATCAGAATTACCTGCTATTGATACTGGTGAGTTCCCACCTGATCTGGTGGTGAATCTGACGATTAAAGGTGCTGTTGTTGGACGTGGTGGTGATGGCGGGTTGCCACATCTAGCTTACGGAGATTGGGAAAAAGATTCAGACTTCAATTTTACCAAAACCCGGCGTGATGGTTTTCAGGGAGCACCAGGTTTATTGAACCGGCACAGCAAACTAAACCTGATTATCGATGGAGGGACGTTAGCTCGAGGCGGCTCAGGTGGTGGAGCAACACCAAGTGGTATTTACACTGGATCATCTTATGGGGTTCAGGGAATTCCCGGTGGTGCTGGAGCACCATTTGGTCGGGTAATGACTGGACAGCCGATTTCAAATGACTCACAAGATTATCGCCTCTATCTGGAGAGTTATTTATTGGTTATGAAAATCACTGATGCTGAAGCTTCGGTGCCCGGTAAAGGTTACCGAACCCAAAATGACCGTTATGGATCTCCATTATCGGGTGATGGCGGTGGATGGGGCGAACGTGGTACCAAGTCTACCAATGGTGGAACATGGAATTGGCAATACC